TTTCAATTATTTTATCCGCTCAGGATCGCATGAGCCGGGTAATAAATGGAGCATTTGGTAACGCAAATAAAGCTTTTGGTAAGCTCAATTCAAACCAGCAGCTTTTTCAGGATCGCGCCATGAGTGTCGCCCGTACATCGGGAGCCGCTGGTGCTGCGATCCTGGGGCCTATCGCGCTGGCCGCTAATGAAGCAATCAAGTTTGAGGACGCTATGGCAGGCGTTTCCAAGGTACTCAACTTGCAAAATGGTTCTACAGGACTTAAAAAGGTTTCAACAGAGGTACAAAACCTATCGGTATATCTCGCTAAAACACCGGAACAAGTTGCTGAACTTTACGCCAATCTCGCTCAGGGTGGTGCTGCTCAAAATGAATTGGGTAGGATTGCAAAAATTGCCGGTCAAGTAGCGGTTGCTTTCGACATTGATCCAGGCATTGCCGCTGACCGATTCGTTAAATTGCGTAACGCGATGGCGCTTACTACCGATCAAGCGAAACAAGCATCTGACGCGATCAATTATTTGTCTGATAAATCAGCGGCAAAAGCGTCGCAGATTTTAGATTATTTTGCTGCTGGTGCTGCTGGCGCTTCACGTGCACTAAACCTTACCTCACAAGAATCCGCCGCAATTGGTACGGTATTTATTTCGATGGGCAAGTCAGGTGAGGAGGCCGCAACTATTGTCGAACGCATGGCTAAGTCTTTGCGTAACCAAGGCAAAGCGGCTGGGCAAGCTTTCAAAGCTGGCGGCGGCGGTATTACGGGATTATTGGCAGCCATTCAAAAAGGTAGCAATCTTTCAGGGCAAAACCGGTTTGAATACTTCCATCAGTTTGGCGAATACGGCATAGAGGTTGAACAGTTGGCCAATAATATGGATCAGTTGCAAAAAACTTTAGGCCTGGTTTCCAAGTCTGGAAACTATGCCGGCTCCGTCCAAAAAGAATTCGCCAACCGGTCAAATACTACGGCATTCAAGCTGCAACAGGCACGCGCCAACGCTCAAGTGTTAGCTATTGAGCTTGGCACCTCATTGCTACCGGCTATTATCAGCATTACCCAGGCCGTCGCGCCGGTGATTATCAATTTAACCAAGTGGGCGCAAGCTAATCCCGTCGTTTCAAGTTCGATAATCAAACTTGCTGCTGGGCTTGGTGTTGCTTTATCAGCGATTTCTTTGGCATCTTATGCCGTGGCGGCTTTCAATGTGGTGTTGGCTGCAAACCCTATTGTATGGATTATTGGAGCAATTGCGCTTTATGCGGCGGCGGTGTATACTATTTACCAGAACTGGACACCAATCGTTGCTTTTTTCCAAAAGATCTGGACACAGATCAGGGAAATTTTCAGCAATACGATAACCTGGATACAGGGCGTTGGAAGCATTTTTTACAATGCCGGGGTAAATATCATTACCTCTATTGGAAAGGGCATTTGGTCAGCAATCACGTACCCGGTAAAAGCTATCGAGGCGCTGGTAACCAAGATTCGTGAATACTTACCATTTTCACCGGCCAAAGTTGGGCCGCTCAAAACTTTGCACCGAGTCAAGATTGCCGAAACAATAGCCAGCAGCATAAAAATGGCGCCCATACAACAAGCGATGGGTCGAGCCGTTTCACCAATTGCCGATGGCGTTGGCCAATTTGCAGGTACTGGCGGTAATTCATCGGCGGCAATCAATATCAATTTTGCGCCAACGGTAAATATTGGCCCTGGTGGTAATTCTGGCGATATGCTAAAGGCGCTCAAGCAATACGAGGGCGAATTGATGCGAATGATTAAAGAGGCAACTAGAAAAGAAATGCGGGTATCCTATTAAAAATATTTGTGTTATTGATAAACACATTTGGTTCTATATCAAAACAAAACCATGTACGCGCAACTCGGAACTTTAGTTTTTGAGGGTATTTTTGGGATGCAGTCATTACCTCGTTCACGTGGTGTGCGCTATACAGATATTACTTTAGCTGATGGTAAGCCGCGTAAACAGCGCAATGGCATTGAGTTGGACACTATTCAAATTGATGTCAGATTCCATTCTGGTTTTGGCGCAACTCCTCAAACACAAATCAACCTTTTAACAACTTGGCAGAACACCGGCGAAGTATTGCCGCTTATTGATGGCCAGGGCAACAACTATGGTAACTTTGTAATCGAAAAAATTACAGATATCCCTGAAATTGTTGGCGTTACTGGTGAGGTGATATCTAGCAACGTTTCAATCCAGCTTTCAGAGTATGTCGATTCAAACCCAGCGGCGACAACCAAGCGACAAAATATCCAAAATGGGTTTGCAACTGATCCTTTAAAGGTAATACCAATATCAGTTACCCGTAAAGGGACAACGCCCGCATCAGTAACAAGTACTGAGGCAAAAGAAGCCGCGGCAAATGCTGCGGGTAGTGCGAGCGATATTGCGAAAGTTGTAACGGCGCCCGCTCAAAAGCCAAGCCTATTTCAAAGCGCTAAATCAAAAGCGCAAGCCGCCGCCGCTGGCGCCCGCGCTTCGATTGCCCGCATACAAGATGTAACAACAATCGCCGCCAGGGCACCGCAATTGCTTACCGCTTTGCAGGCTGTGCGAGACAATGCCGATTTAATGGTTACCAGGATAGCAGAGGGGGATTTAACAAACGCGCTTTACCAAGCTAAAAGCTTAGACGATTCTTCACGTCTAATTGATGCAGCATTGAAACCGCTAGACATTTTGTTGGTAACAAAGCAAGCAATATGACACTTACTGAGTACATAACAAACGACGGGGACAGGCTTGATTTGATAGCAAACAAAGCCTATGGCGATCCGTTCAACTGGGCACCAATCCTTGATAATAATCCCGCGCTACCAGTTCAGGCAATTTACGAAGCGGGGATACGAATAATTGTACCCGTTGAAATCGACCAAACAGTTACCGAAACCGATTTTCTGCCACCATGGAAACGATAACACATGCAAAGCCGACAAGGAAGTTACAAAGTTACCTATCTGGGCAAAAATATCACTAAGGACATAACACCGTTTTTGGTATCGCTGAACTATACTGACAATGTAAAGCAAAAGGCCGATAGTATTGAATTGGTCTTAGATGACACAGATTTTTTTTGGTCAACAATTTGGTATCCATCGAAAGGCGATACCATTCAAATATCCATTGGTTATGAGGCTGTCGTCATGGTGGATTGTGGAAGTTTTACGGTTGATGAGGTCGAGGCGGCTATCAACCCGGACACGTTTACAATTAGGGGCATCAGCGCCACCAACGCCGAGGCGCTCCGAACGAGACGCGTCCGTGCCTTCGAAAAGCAAACACTACGAAAGATTGCCCAAGTCATCGCCACGGCGAACGGATTGACTTTATTTGGTGATATCGATGATATCCTGATTGAACGTTCAACGCAAAACAAAGAAACTGACCTTGGATTCTTAGCACGAATTGCAGGCGAGTATGGTTACGTTTTTTCGGTCAAATCTGGTAAGCTTGTTTTTACCAATATTTACTTGCTGGAAAACTTAGCAGCTGTAACGTCGATTGCCCGATCTGAGTTAGTTTCGTTCTCTGTACGCGACAAAATAACCCAAGTCTATAAAGCGTCGCGTGTGCGTTATCACGATCCAAATACGGGGCGTTTTGTTACTGGTTCCGCTGGTGGCGTTGCTGAATCCTCCGACGATTTGGAAATATGGGAAAAAGCAGAAAACCAAGGCCAAGCCGAGGCAAAAGCTAAATCCATGGGGCACGATGCTAATACCAATAAAATCGAATGTTCTTTTCAATGTGAGGGAAACCCATACCTATTAGCGGGCAATAATATTGAGTTAACCGGTTTGGGTGTTTTTTCCGGGGTTTATCACATTAAATCAAGTAGCCACCAAATAGGTAGCGGGTACTTGACCAATTGCGAAGCCAAGCGGGTATCAACCGTTTCATCGGATAAACAAAAGGCGCGAATAGTCCGAAATTTATTTAATTTTGTCAAATGATCAAGTACGGATATATCTCAGAGGTGGACGTTAATTTGTGTCGTGTTCGGGTACAGTTTCCCGATTACGAAATGGTTTCACCATTTTTGCCGGTACTTGTTCAGGGTTCGCTAGGGAATAAGTATTTCCACGTTTTCAAAATTAACGATCATGTAGCATGTTTGATGGAAGAAAATATGGAAAACGGCGTTTGCTTAGGCGCTATTTACGACACGCAAAACCAACCAAGCGGCGGCGCTACAGGAAAGACAAAAGTTGTCTTTTCAGATGGTACATTGGTACAGTACAATGAAGCCAACTCGACACTTTCAGTTGTTGCGGGTACTACCACGGTTGAAGTAAAACCTGGCGGCATTAAGATTGAAAAAGGTGGTGAATCACTCAAGCAAATATTGAGCGACATCATTACACAAATCAATTTGATCATAGTAACAACGCCAGGGGGGCCAAGTACATTGCCGCTTTTGAACGCTGCTGGATTTAACGCGATTGCCTCACGTATTACAAGCTTTTTCGCATGAGTTTTACCAATCCACAAACACAAACTTTGGTTCGCCGGTTGGATTGGTCACTCAGTCGCACCGGGTTTGGGCAAATCGTCCAAGGCGCAAACGATATCAGTGAATGTATTTTAAATTGTATTTCCAACCAAAAGGGATCAGATCCCTTTCGCCCTGACTTTGGGTCGGATATTTGGAGTTGGATTTCGGCGCCCATTACGGTAGCGGGGCCAAATATGATTCTAGCTATTACCCAGTCCGTCGGGCGCTGGGAACCACGCGTAAAATTGCAAACAGTTACTTATACTTACCAAGAGCAATATGGAACGCCGGGTGTGCCTGCTGGGTACATTTTCAAAATAGGCTGGCAGCTTGTTGGTGGTGGCGTTACCGGACAAACTGAGTTATTATTGGGGTTGACTGATGCCGTTCAAGAAGGTATCGATAATATCATTCCAGCGGACATCATAATAAAAATATTGGCCACCGAATTGGATGGTTTATTCATCACCGAGGATGGCCTCTCAATAATTGAAATATAAATGGCAGTACCTAATTTTGTTGAGCTGGATGGACAGGTATTGCTGGCGCAAAATATAGCAAGCTTTGAATCGATATTGGGCCGGACATTACAACCAGCTCAAGCCGAGTCGATGATAGTGCGTTCATTTACGGAAATTCAGTTGCGAACACATTTCCAAGTTCAAGCGGCTTGCGCTCAGATGCTTGTTGCGTACGCCACAGCGCCAGCGATTGATGAACTTGGGAAATTGGTAGGCGTAACCCGCTTGTCGGCTTCTGGCGCTGTTGTGACGCTTACATTTTCTATTGTTGCGGGTCATGGCGGTGTTGTTATCCCGGCGGGGACGCGGGTAGGTACAACGGATGGAAAAGTTATTTTTTCAGTGATTACCAATACCTCGGTGGCCATCGGCACAACTTCAAAAAATGTCGAGTGCATTGCACAAAATATTGGCCTGGTTGGCAACGGCTATGCGGCGGGGACGATCACCCAAATTTTAGATCCGTTGGCTTTTGTGACGGCGGTAACAAATGCCGCTACGTCAAGTGGTGGAGCCGATACAGAAACGGACGACGAACTCCGAGATAGAATTATTTTGGCGCCCAGTCAATTTTCTGTTGCCGGGCCACGCGATGCTTACAAATATTTTGCAAGGACTGCGAGTAGTGCGATAATCGATGTAGCGGTTGCGCAAACAACACCGGGTACCGTTGGCGTTTATCCGCTGGTTGCCGGTGGCACAACTCCATCCGAAATATTGGCGTTGGTTGATGCGGCGCTAAATGATGACTCCGTGCGCCCACTAACTGATACGGTAGTAGTAGCCGCGCCAACCGTGGTTAACTATAACCTAAATGTGAATATCGTCACTTACTTGAATGCAGACGTAACGTTAGTAGGCACGCAAGTACGCGCCGCGCTGGCGGAGTATGCCGCCGCAAAAGCAACAACGATGGGCCAAGATATTATACTTTCGCAGATTATCGCAAAAGCGGCATCTGTTGCCGGTGTGTATAAAATTACCGTGGTTTCACCATCTGCTGATTTGATTTTGGCATTCAATGAAATTGCAATTGTGGGCACCATAACCGGAACTGTTACCGGACAAAATGAAGGGTAAATGGCAATAGCATCAGTATTGCAAAGTTCGCCGCATTTGGTGGCACTTGTATCGATGGCGGAACAACGGTTCCAAGCTATCGACAAATCCGTTGTGCTGATGTATTTCATCGATTCAGCGCCAACGCTTGCCCTTGAGGCATTGGCGGCACAATTCGATGTACTTGGCTGGAAGGGGTGGTTATTTGCGGATACAGACGATAAAAAGCGCGACTTGCTAAAAAAAGCAATTTCCTTGCACCGAAAAAAAGGTACACCCTGGGCCATACGAGAATCGTTAATTTCTGTTGGTTTCCTGGGAGCTGATATAATCCAGGCTGTTGGGCGTATTTATAATGGTGCTATTAATTTTGACGGTGCTGAAAATTACGCTGGCGGCTTTTGGGCTAATTTCATTGTACGGGTACATATCCCTTTTGCCTATACGCCAACCAGCTCCGACATTACAACAGCGACAAGGATTATAAACGAATACAAAAACGAACGATCTTTTTTAACCGCACTTGAGTGGGTAGAAGATCCAGTTTAAAAAAATAACCTATGGGTAATTTTACTGAGGTTTCTGTTTATGAAACATCGATACCGAAAATTGAAACCACCGACCCGGTACTTGGCGGCGCTGATACCGCAGCAGCAAATAAAGGTCTTGCCAAAGCGGTAAACCGTACTAAGTATTTAAAAGATCGCATGGATAATGGCGGTATAGGTAGTTCAAAAACCTATGCTGGCAACCTCAATTCATTGACCACATCGGGGTTTTATTATATTCAGTCTGGCGCTACCAATAAACCCGGTGCAACTGGCCAGGGATGGTGCATTGTCACCAATGATAGCTCCACGTCATGTGCTCAGTTCTATTTAGATTTATCCAACGATACGCTATATTTCCGGCGAATCACCAGCGGGCCGACGTTTAATGCCTGGAAACTGGTTAAGCTAGATACCGGTACCGATTTGGATGTAGGTTTTTTACAGAACCAGGTCAAGTCGATGATCATGGGTGCCTCTGAATCAGCGGTAATTATTTCCGGGGTGATACCATTCAACGTCAATACCGGTACACTTACTTTGCAAATTAGCGCCGGTGTCGCGCTTATTGACGGGGCATTCGTTACACCGTCGGCATATGCGGGTAGTTATCCGGTTTACATGAAACCGGATGCAACATACACCACGGTGTTGCCGGGTTCAGGTTCCTATATAAAATTCGATCCGTACACATCGCAGTATTATGCGGATGTTCAGCGGCGGGCACAAACTTACTTAGGTGAAAAGCGCCTATTTGTTACCAATGTGGTTTTAGCAAGCTTGGACGGCACTGGGCTAGGAAAGTGGTCATACAAAGGCTGGGCGCTTTGTAATGGCCAGAACGGCACAATAGATGCCGGTGGGTTGTTTGGTGTTGGCTACAAGTCCGCCGACACGGATTACGATACAGTTGGCGAATCTGGCGGTGCAAAAACAACGACGCTTACGATTGCCAACTTGCCAGCAACGCCGACAAGTACTGTAGGCTGGGGATTGATAAAAAAATCTATTTTGGGGGAATCTGTTACCGCTACGGGTACAGATAATACTAACGCGGGTGTTGAGCCTAATATTATAGCAACGCCGATGGATTTTCCATATGCAGCCGCTGCTGGTACGCCAATCGACCGGCGCCCGCCATATTTAGCCGAGGTATGGTTGCAACGAATTTAATAGTCAGGTATTTGAAAGATATGTTTTAGGGTGGTAATTTGGTTTTGAGGTAATGGTTTAATTGGTGTAATTAGGTGTTTTTGTGTGGGATGGTGTCCTGGTAACGGGGCACCATTTTTTTATTCGCCGTTGACAAAAGCACGAATAACAAGCAATGCAAAACCTATTCCGGAAAAAATGCCAAGTATAAAGCCAATGATAAACCAAAACATAAGTAAAATTTTAAAGGGTTGACCAATATTGGTCAACCCTTAATTATTGATTTTATTTTCTACGGCGGCGGCGCTTGGCAGCTCGCTGTTGTGCCCGGTACGATATTTTAGTATGTCGTTTTGGGTAATAAATTGGCGATGTACGGTTACTTGTTACCGCTTTTTCCATTTCCCTGGATAGCTTTTCAATCGTCTTTGCGGCGGCTAGATCCATGTCTTGATTTTATCGTTGTGAAAATGGCATACAAGATCGCAAAAATTAGAATTGCGCCAAGTAAGCCAATGAAAGTATTCGCAATTTGGTTGAATGCTTCCATGTTAAATCAGGTCTTCACCATCTTCAGTCGATTCAGCATCGGGTTCAAACTCGGTGGTGGTGTCTTCAGGTTCTGGTTCTGGCGTTACATCAGTACTTGGCGTAAATTCAGCCTGTAACGCCTCGTAGTTTGATTCTTGGCTTTGTTGGCGGATGATAATACTATCTTTTGCTTCTTCGCTTGAGGGTATTCCCATGGTCAAATGAGACGCAAAAGCACTGATAAAAAATGACACAGCACGATAGCGTAACATTTGATCGGGCATTGATGGCCATTTTGAACCAGGTTTTGTAAACCATCCTTCCTTCCATGCCATCTCAAAAGATACCCAAGTACCAATCAAGGTTTTGCCATTGTATTTGGCAACAATTCGGCAACGGCAATCATGGATATCTTTTGTCACGACGTTTCTTTTTTTGTCGCCTTTTGGCCCGGTCCAAGTAACCAATTCAATCTTTTTGATGCCAAGATCTTCAGTTTCGTAATCAAAGTCATAACCGTACATCGCCAAACGTCCGGCTAAGAATTTGCTTGAAAAAGATGGCCTGGCATCAATAATGTTCATTGACTGCATAATCTCAAGCGGCGATGCTTTTAACCGGCTGGCAATATCCAGCGCAATCAATGTATTTGCAATACCTGTCTGTCCATCGCGGTAAATCGCGGGCACCAGGGTTGATTTGCTCAAAGCCGTGGCCATTCTTTGTGCATGATCAAAAGCAGCGGTGCTATCGTACATCGATACGCCTTGTCCCCCTTCATAGGGGGTTACTTGATTTTCCTTACTCACTGAGTTGGTTTTTAAAAGTATTAAAAAATGATTTGCAAATATCGTAATTGATATTATTGATGTAAGATTGGCAAGTTTCCGGTGATGGAAATTCAATGCTTTCACAATAGAATATATTTACGCCAGCGTGAATGTACCAAAATGATACAAAAACCCAATTGTCGTCTTCATGGCGGAAAAGGAATGTAATCAGCTGATCGTTGAAAACGTAGTTGACAGCGCACCCGGCCCGGTATGGTTGCGGAATTTGGGGGAAATAATCTTGTTTTCCTGGGTTATTTTTAGATAGCCAGTCTGCAAATTTGTGAGCTGGCATTAATATTGGTATTTCAGTTTCTGGATCAGATCCAGCAAGTTTTAGATCTGGCCAATCAATATCAGCGCCATTTTCCAATTTTCCCATGTTTAAAACCGGATCAGCGCCATTCAAAGAAGCTATTTGGGGCGTTGCATCGGGGCTGCCATTACCTTCATACAAATAACTGCTTGGATTAAATTCAGTATTATCAACAGTAGTCTTTACTGAATCCAAAAGAGTATTCAACCCTTTACCATTTCTCTTACTCATAATCGTGAAATTTTATTGATTTTGAAATCAGAGTACCCATGCCAAACACCAGTTTGGCGACACTCCATATAAGTCTGTAAATTTAATTTGTAATCCTGGCGCCCAGCTTGGATAAACTCACTATCTAAATGATAGACCTCAACATTGTACGGGGCTGTTTTTTCACACACTACAAATAAAAACCCTTGTACGGAAATCCCGTTTGCCCGCGCTCCATCCAAATACATGGACTTTTGCACATGGTAGCGGTATTTCTCAACCGCGTGATAAAAGCCAAGCGGCGAAGCATCCGTAGTTGACTTTAAATCAACGATCCATC